AGGGTCGACTGGTTCAATTCGTTGGCTTTGACGGGCATCCCGGCGGCTTTCATCGCCATCTTCGAGGCGATGTATTGCCCGTCCGGGTCGGGCATGTCGGCCAAGCGAACGGCCAATGCCCGCAACAAGTTCTCGCTCGGACCTTCCGAGCGGTTGGTCAACCGGGCGGCTTTGAGGACGCCGATGGCGATGGCGAGGTCCGTTTCGTCGAGGTTGTCGTATTTCCAGATGTTGCCGAATTGGGCGACGTTCGGCGCTTCGAAGGAGGGCAAGCGGCGATCAGCGGGGTTGCCCGCAAGGCGCTTGTCGACTTCGGTCTTGACGGCGGCGTCAAAGGCGGCTTGGGCGGCGGCGGCGGCGGCATCCTGCTCACGCTGTTGGTTTAGCGCAGCAGCGACGCCGTCGGCGATCATGCGTTGAAGCTCTTCGGGATTCATTGCTTTGTCTCCTACGGTTGAAAAAGTGATCGGTGTATGGTTCAAAGCCTCGCTTGCGTCCTGCGCTGCTGCGCCTTTACGCTTTGCCTTCGGCTGAGAAACGAAGTCGAGCGGCAGGTCCAAGCCCGCCGCTTTCCAGACCTTTGCTGTCACCGGGACGGCGACGGCATAGCCATTGGCGGGGCGTTTCTTGCCCGCCATCTCAAAGAGGGAAAGTTCGGTGACGGGCCAATGCACGATCTCGCCGGTCTTGGCGACCCGGGAGAGATGGTTGGAACCCGACGACGCCCGGGCGATGCCTTGTTGGGCGGCGTTCCAAACTTTGCGGGCGAGGTTACTCGCCTGATCGAGGACGACGCGATACCAGACTCCCTGTTCGGTTGTCCAGCGTTTCACGGTGCGACCGATGTATTCGGGTTCGCCGACGGGCTTCTTGTCGTCGCCGAATCCGTGATAGTACACGACCGGCGGCAACGGGTATTTGTCCTCGTGAAACTTGGTCGACGGGCTGAAATACTCGCCGTCGACGTCGCGCCCGTTATTGGGGCCGAAATAGGGGTTGCCGAGAACGTCGAGCGTCCATTCGCCGTTGGCGGTCTTGATTGCAATGATGGAACGGAACATAGCTCTCTCCCCGGGAACAAAAAAAAGGCGCAAGGACGGGAATCCTTGCGCCTTTTGCGCCTCAATATGTGGCTGTGTTAGGTCGATTGTAGCATGGGCATTAACCCCGGGTCAAGCGGAAAGCGCCATTCGAATTGCCCGCCGGAAGAAGCCGACGATCTGGCGCTCGCGATGGTTGAAAACCTGGCGGTCGGTGGGCCAATTTCCCCGGTGAATCTGCGCCTGGTCCTGGTCGCCTTGCACATAACGCGCATATTCCTTGTTATTGCCCAGGACGCCTAGAACCCCGCCGCCCGGGTTGAGCGTGATGCGGTAAGTCCACGCGCCCTGTAGACCCGCCGAGACGGTGCGCCGGTAGGGAACGCCCCGCTGCCGGACCAGCATCATGACGTAGCGCCGCTGGCGGTCGGAGACGAAACGCCCGCGCAGGTGGGCGGGCTTCTGGCTGCGGCGCGGGTAACGGGTCAGGTCGGCTTGGAGCAGGGCGAGGGATTGCTCCATCGGGATTGATAGGAATTGACCGGCGGCGATGCGCCCGAGCTTCTTGTCGACCCGGTCGACGCCTTCGATGCGAAGGGTGGGCATGGGACCTCCTAGAATTGACGCAGAATGTTGCGGTCCGCCATGCGGTTGGCGTAGCTGGCGGCGTGACGGGTTGTCGCCAGGGAAACCCATCGCTTGCTGCGTGCGCCCCAGGGAGCGCCCGCCCTGCGCTTGGCGACATAGTAGCGGGTGACGATGCCGTCGACCGGGCTGTCGACGACGTAGTCGACCAAATCGACGATCAACCCCGTTGCCTGGTATGCGTGCCAGAGGGCGGTTTGTTGCAACGTCAGCCCCTTCGGGACGGCGACGGTCGGAATCTCGTACATGTCATCATCGTCCGTCTTTACAACCCAGACCCGCCCGTCCTCTTCCACGACGAGGACGCCGACGCCCCGTCGTCGTGCGGTCGGCGTGAGGGGCGGCAGGTCATACGGTTCGGACGGCAACGCCCGATCAGGGATTTTACCCCATGCGGCAGCAGGAGCTTGACGGAAGGGAATGCCGCTCAGACTCAAGCGGTCGTCATCCTGGTTGCGACGGTTTGAAAAAGTAATGACCGGGTCGCGTAGGCCGGGTGACGTGTAGTCGGTGCTTACCGGCGACGAAACCGGGATGACGGGTTGCACGGTGCAACGGCAGCGCGGGTGTGCGGGCGGATACATGATGCGCCCGACGTCATCGAAGGGTTCGTCCAAGCCAACCTCCCGCCCGTCAAGGCGTTGACAGACCTCGCAGACCAGTTCGTCGTTGCCGGTGTGCCAGCGACGGCGCTCGACGACGCCGGTCCTGCGCCAAGCGATGTTTTTGCCCTGGGCGAATGCCCGGGTAACTTCGGTTGTGGCGATCAGCCGCGCCCGCTGCGGCGAGAAGGGCATAGTTTCCAGGTCGGCGACCAGTGCGTTCAACGGGCGACCGTCCTGAACCCACGCATTGACGAGTCGGTAGACCTGGCTCGCCGAATTTTGGCCGATGGATTCGACGAGTTGGCGCGTGTAATTGGCGTTCGGGTTGGTCAGCCATGCGACGACGTCGTCGTTGACCATCGACCAGTCGGTCAGGTCGGCAATGACAATGTCCGCCTTCGCCGGGGCGATTTGCAGGGCTTCGACCTGCTCCAGCCCAATCGAAGCGCCAAACATGGCGGCGTCCCGGAGCATGGTGTAGCACGCGTCATAGAGCGGCTGCAGGGACGCCGTAAAGGTCCGCGCAACGGCTCCCTGGTCCGCCAGCGACTCGGCGGTCGTGCCGGGTGGGACCAATGCCCGGATGATTTTGCGGAAAGCGCCCTCGAGGGCGGTCGCATGACGGGCTTCGAGGGCTTCCCGTTCGACGTCGTTTCCGTCCAGATGTGGCACGACCTGGCGGGTTTTAACCGCCAGGTCGCCAGCAAGGGAAGGAGCATTGCGTCCGACAGGGTCGGGGTGCAGGGACATCATGGATAGTAGCGGCGGGCCGTTTTGGCGACGGGTTCGGGTTCGTCCTCGTCCTCGTCCTCCTCTTCGTCGCCGTCACCGCCGACGTCGCTCGGGCCAAGCAGCGCCCGTTGGGCGGCTTCGTCGAGGGCGAGGAATTCCTCTTGGGTCTTGCCCCGCAGGGCGGCGGCTACGAGCTTCGCCTTGAGCGGGGCGGGCATCTTGGCGATGGAGTCGGCGGCAAGGGCGGCGTCGAGCAGCGCGTCCTTGTCGGCGGAGGTCAGCCCGTTGCCGATCAGGTTGAAAATCCGAGCCAATTCCCGGCTGTCGTCGGGTGTAATCATCTGCTTGTTCCTTTGCTTGCGATTCGTGCGCCTGGACGTTTACGAGGTCGCCTTTGGCAGGGGCGGCTTCGGGTTTGGGATTGTGTTTTGCGGGACGTATTTATTCGTGACCGCCGGTCGGTAGCCCGGATCTGCGACGTCCCCGTCCTTCGGGTTCTGGACAGCGACTGCGCCCCGGTTCAGGATGACGAAGAAGTGACCGACGCCGCCGTAATTCTCGGCTTGCACGTTGACCCGGATGGCATCGTAGCCGTTGAGCGCCGCCCATCGCCCGACGTTGTCGGCGACGACCGCACGGTCGGCAACGGTCTTCTTCGCTTTCGAGCGGCTGAGGGCATCGGTTGCCGCTTTGGCGGCAGGGTAGTCGATGACCTTCGCATCCTTGTGGAGCGCGATACGCATCACGCCGTTGGCGTACTGATTGGCGTAACCCTTCGCGAACGAGTAGTCCTCGGCGGTGTAAGTTCCGTTGCCGTAAATGCCCTGCCCGACGAAATGGTCGCCGGTGGCGTAGCTTTGGACCATGTCGACGGTCCCCTGCAGGGACCCGCCCCGAACGCCACGATAAACCTCGATGCCGCCGTCCCGGATGATCTCGTCCATGCCGTCCTTGTCGACGACCTTCGGCTTCGAATGAAAACCCTGCGCCTCCATGATGACCGCCAAGTTGTCGTCTTGCGAGACGACGCCCTTCATCTGGGAAGTGGATGCTTGCGCTCCCCGTATAACTGCCATGTACGAGCCGTTAACATCGTTCGGGTCGATTTTTGCCCCGACGATGTCGGCGATTTCTTGCCCGTCCCGCTTGTAGCCGCTCTTCCCAAATTTCTTGAAGTGATCGTCGAATTCGCCGGGTGCATCTTGGCCGGGACGCTTGGGCGGCGGCGGCGGTGCGGGCGGCGGTGTGGGCGGCTTGGGTGCGACCGGCGGCTTCGGTGGCTTGGGTGTGGCCGGTGGCTTGGGCGTCGTCGGCTTGGGCGGGGCTGTGGGCGTCGTTGGCGGGGTGGGAGGTCGATTCGTACCAGTCCCCGGTCTTGGCGTCGTTGGTAGCCCGCCCTGCCCCGGGAGCTTGGGCGGCTTCGGTGTGGTCGGATGCCAGTTGCCCGCCCGCGGCATGCGGTTGCCGGGTGGGTTTGCGCCCTCGGCGATCATCTCGTCGGCGCGGCGGTTGCGGTAACTGAACGAGACTTCGACGCGCCGGTTGTGCGACGCTGCCCGGTCGGTCCCGATGCGCGCCAGTCCGCCGCCGGGTCGGGACCCGCCTCGGTTGCCTCGTCGCCCCAGATGTCCCCAGTTGCCCGACCCGGGTCCGCCTTTGGCGGGCGGTCTTGTTTGAGAATCCTCGTCCTCTTCGTCCTCTTCTTCGTCCTCGTCCTCGCCCTCTTCGTCCTCGTCGAAGGCGACGTCGTCGACCTCGTCCCGTTCCAACCCAAGCGCCGCCAGTTCCTCGTCGGACAAATCGTCCTCTTCGAGGGCGGCGTAGCCTTGCAGGAACATATAGCGCACGACGGCATCGGCGTAGCCGACATCGCCGTCATCGTAGGTCGCCAGGACCATTGCGATCAGCCCGTTGTCGCCTTCTTCGGCTTCGGGCAGTTCAACCGTTGCGGGGAATTCCCCTTCGTACACTTCGCCGGTGTAGGGATTCACGAAGATCATGCCGGTTGCCCTCCCGGGACATCCTCAGCTGCGTCGGGTTCGGTGGGTGCGGGGTCGACGGGTTGCGCCCAATCGGGCAACGTCAATGGGCGACCTCGTTCCTTGAGGAATCGCTCAATGGCCGCATCGTCCTGCAAAAAGACTAGATCGCTGGTGTTGGTTGAAAATTTGTCGCTCATATTACCCCAAGTATATCACGTCTATGATGGTTCGATTGGCATCTTTTGTGACCGCTTCGACCTTGAAGAGTGACCCACGCGGCAGGAGAATTTCGTCCTCGAGCGCCATCCCTAAATTCGACACGTATGCGCCCCGTTGCCCCTTCATGACCTTGATTCGCATGACCTGGGAGTCCTTGACGGGTCCGGCGTTATTGGGGTCGTTGACCCGGGCCGATTGGCTGAAGTTGTCGGCGATGCCGGGGTTGACCGACGTCGACGAAAAGCCGAGATCAGCAAAGACCGCCCCGGGTTCCTCGGGGAAGGGTCGCCCTGTGATGCCGCGATAGAGCATGCCGTCGGCGGGTATTTCGCTGCGGGCAAGCGCCGCATCGAGCAAGCGGACCCGGTCATTGGTTTTGGCGTTAGACGTATCCTCCGCCCGTAAGCGCCGGTTGATCAGGGCGTAACCCGCCCCGACGTAATAGGTGATGGCGCTGCGCTCGTCAGGGCTAAGGCTGGCGTTCCAGTCGGTGTAGTCGTCGGGAATCGTCTCGAAGTCGAAGTCGCCGAAGGTGCGCCCCTGAGCGGCGTTGACCAGCG